ACGTTACAGACTCTAACAATTCTTACTATGTGTTTGTTGGTCTGTCCAATCCAACTACATCAGGGTTTGGTAGAAAAACAGATTTTAATACTGATACACCAAGTCCAACAGATAACATCAACTACATGAACTTTGTAGGTGATAACATGTCTTTTGGTAAAAAAGTCACTTCTGATAATGTAAGGAGACTTGTGAGAAAAATATCTTGGTCTAGAGGCACCAAGTATGAGATGTATCGTCATGATTACAATTTGAACAATACATCACCCATCACAGGATCAGCAAGATTATATGATGCAAATTACTATGTTATGAATAGTGATTTTAAAGTTTACGTTTGTATTGATAATGGATCCTCTGGTATCAATACAACTGGTAACGCATCACTTGACGAACCCACATTTACAGATTTAGAACCATCTAAGGCAGGAACAAGTGGAGATGGTTATCAATGGAAATACTTGTTTACGGTATCTCCTAGTGATATTATCAAGTTTGATTCAACAGACTTCATCTCTGTATCTAATAGTTGGTCAACATCAACTGATTCTCAAGTTGTAGCAGTCAGAGACAATGGTGATTCTGATGTTAATAATAACCAAATTAAAAAGGTATACATTGAGAATCAGGGTGTAGGATACTCAAATGGCACTGGTCAAGAAGTAAATATACTTGGTGATGGTTCAGGTGGTAAAGTAGTTGTTGATGTTGTAAACGGTAAAATAACAAATGCAGTGGTATCTGCAGGTGGTAAAGGATATACTTACGGTATGGTTGATTTGGGTGCGATTGGTAATACGAGTGCATCTACTAAAGCGAGTTTGATTCCAATTATTCCACCATCAAAGGGTCATGGTCACGACATCTATAAAGAGTTAGGATCAGATAGAGTTTTAGTATTTGCTAGGTTTGATACATCAACAACAAATGATTTTCCTGTTAATACTAGTTTTTCTCAAATAGGTATTCTCAAGAATCCCACATCTATTGGATCAACTTCATTATTTACAGATCCTACATTTTCATCTGTGGGTGCATTGAAACTATCAACTGCAAATGGAACACCCACTATTGGTGAAACAATCAGTCAGGTGGTTACTGCTGGAACAGCGAAGGGATTTGTTGCAGCATATGATGTTGATACTAAGGTAATTAAGTTTGTTCAAGATAGATCAAGTTTCTTAAATCAAACTTCATTTGATACTACAGATTATGTTGGAGTATCTACCTTTGCTAAAGTTCATGCTTTTGAATCTAATACTAACCAAATTAATTGTGGTACAAGTGGATTCAATGGTTCTATAGACACTGGGTTTACAGGTGTTAGCACCAATCCAACTGGAACCAAATTAATATCATTAGATACACAATTCACACAAGGGGTCTCTAATCCTGAGATAAATAAAAAGTCAGGTGATATAGTATATCTTGATAATCGTCCATTGATAACAAGAAATGCTAGACAAAAAGAAGATGTTAAAATTATTCTAGAATTCTAAAAAATGCCACAGAAAACGAATTTAAATATAAACCCATTTTTTGACGATTTCGATAAGAATGATAATTTTTATCGTGTCTTATTTAAACCTGGTTTTCCTGTTCAGGCAAGGGAATTAACGCAGTTACAATCAATATTACAAAATCAAATAGAGTCATTTGGTAGTCATATCTTCAAAGAGGGATCAATGGTGATTCCTGGTAATATTAACTATAATGCAGAGTACAATTCAGTTAAAATAAATCCAGATCATTTAGGGATTGATGTAACCGTATACACAAAACAGTTACATGGTAAGAGATTAAGAGGTCAAACAACTGGTATTGTCGCTGTTGTTAATGACTGCAGATTCCCTACTGATGGTTCAGAGTACACTGATGTTACTTTATATGTGAAATATGTACAATCTGGAACAGATAATTCTATCGCAAGTTTTGAAGATGGTGAAGTTTTGATTGTAGAGGACACATTCACATACGGAAACACAACCATTTCTGCTGGAGAGACTATTGCCTCATTGATATCTGAGAATGCAACAGCGATTGGATCACTCGCATCAATTGGACAAGGTGTATTCTTTGTTAGAGGAACATTTGTAGATGTAGAAAAAAGTGATATAATACTTGATCCATATACAAATACCCCATCATACAGAGTTGGATTAACTATCCTTGAAGAAATTATATCTGCTAAAGATGATAAATCACTTTATGATAATGCTAAAGGTTTTTCTAACTTTGCAGCACCAGGTGCAGATCGTTTAAAGATAAGTGCAACACTTTCTAAAAAGGCGTTGAATGATTATGATGATAAGTCATTTGTTGAATTATTAAGACTTGATAATGGTGAAATAAAGAAATTACAAAATAAGTCAGATTATAATCTAATCAGAGATTATTTTGCGAAAAGAACCTTTGATGAGTCAGGAAATTATTCTGTAGAAAAATTTGATATAGAAGTTAAGGAATCACTAAATGATCGTGAATCTAATGAGGGTGTATATTTTGAAGGTCAACAAACTGAGCAGGGTAATACACCATCTGAAGATTTGATGGCGGTTAAAGTATCTGCTGGTACTGCATATGTAAAAGGTTATGATATTGAAACACAAGGAACTACTGTTATTGATGTAGAAAAACCTAGAGATACTGAGAAAATAAACGCATCTCAAGTTCCTTTTGAATTTGGTACAAAGTTTAAATTAAATAATGTTATAGGAACTCCTGAAATTTCAATATCATCAACCTTAACAGTTGATCTGTATGATAAAAGAAGACCAGCTAATACAACTGCAAATGGAACCAAGATAGGTGCAGCAAGAGTTTATACTCATAACTTATCAGACGCACCATATTCAAATGCTGCAACTGAGCATGATTTATATGTGTTTGATGTGCAAACATTTACTGATTTAGTTGTTAATGTTGCTTTAAGTCCACTACAATGTCCAGCAACTTCATTTATAAAAGGTGTGAGTAGTGGAGCAACAGGGTTTGTTGAGACAACTGTAAGCAATTCTACTGCAGTCAAATTGACTCAAACATCAGGAACATTTATAGTTGGAGAGCAAATTATAATAAATGGTGATGAATCACTGGTGAGATCCATTCAATCTGTTGATATTCATGACATTCGTGATGTAAAATCTGTTCATCAAGCAACAAGTGGATTATCTGGATACAATTCAAATTTTAGTGGAGACGTTGTTTTACAAAAGACACAATTAAGCGGATTAGGTATTGCGGATCAAGTTCAAATTGCAACAAATGGTGTAATAACAAGTCCAAAATCAAAAATTATTTCAAGTTTAAAGGTAGGAGACATAATAAAATATCCAGTTGCTGGTCAGGCAGTTGAAAGTTTTAATAGAGTTGAAAGTGTTGGTGTTACAACAGCAAAAGTTGAAACAGTTGAAGATGTGACTGGCGTATGTGAGGGAGGACTACCTGGTGCAGCAGTTCTGACTAATATAACAGTAGGATCACCTATTGTTAATGATAATGGTGGTTTATTCGCAAAGATTGATGATGATAATATATCTACTGTAAATCTCGCAACATCTAATCTATTAGTTACTAGACAAGTTACTGGTCAAACAACTAATTCTGTTACTGGTGAATTAAGTATAGCAATAAGTAATGCAAATGTTGGTTTAACAAGTGCACTATTTGAAACATTTGATGCTGAAAGATATTATGTAACACATGGTTCTAATGGAGAAATTGAAGATTTAACTTCAGATCAAGTAACTCTTGTGAATGGTGGAGACTCTGTTAAATTTACTGGGTTAACAAAAAATAAATCAGTTGTTGTGAATGTAACTGCTAAAAAAATAGGAATACAAAATAAAAAGAAAGAATATATTAGAAGTGAAAAAGTAACTATTAATAGAACTGTATCTGCAGCATCTACAGAAGTTAGCGGATTGACCACAAGCACATATTTTGGAACAAGAGTTGAGGATAGTTCTATATCATTGAATCTTCCAGATATTGTGGAGATTGTAGGTGTATATGAATCACTTAATACATCAGCACCAACATTAGATTCAATTACATTCCCTACAGGTTTAAATCTTGATACTGCATCAATACTTGGAGAAAAAGTTGTAGGATCTACAAGTGGAGCTGTTGCTCAAGTAGTAACAAGGTCATCTGCTACTAAGGTAGAAATTTCATATTTAAATTCATCTAAATTTAGTGTTGGTGAGATAGTAACATTTGAAGAATCAAATATAACATCAGTTGTTCAAGTTGTAAGTAATGGTAACTTTCAAGATATAACACAAGAATACACATTAGATAATGGTCAAAGAAATCAATTCTATGATTATGGAAGAATAGTTAAGAAGAGTGGTTATGTGCCTTCAAGACAATTACTAGTAATATTTAATTGGTTTGATGTACCAAGTGATGATACTGGAGATGTATTTACTGTAGATTCATATCCAAGCGAAGCATTTAAGAATGATATTGCCTCACTTCCATCTGGTGTTAGAGCATCTGATACACTTGATTTTAGACCTAGAGTCCCTAGATTTACAGCATCAAATGCATCACCTTTTGCGTTCTCAAGTAGAAACTTCACAGCATCTACAAATCCAAGTTTAATTGTTACACCACAAGAGAGTTCACTTGTTGGATATGAATATTATCTTCCAAGAATCGACAAGGTTGTTATAGGTACAAACGGTGTAATTAGTGTAATTAAGGGAGTATCCTCCGATGATCCAAAAGTTCCCATCAATGTTGAAGATGCGATGGATATTGCTACTATTGAACTTCCAGCATACCTTTATGATACAGATGATGCTGTTATAAAAGTCGTAGATAATAGAAGATATACAATGAGAGACATTGGTAAACTTGAGGATAGAATAGAAAATCTTGAAGTAATTACCTCGTTATCTCTATTAGAACTTGATACTAAGACATTCCAAGTTAGAGATGTAGATAATCTTGATAGGTTCAAATCAGGATTTTTTGTTGATGATTTTAAAGATACTCAAAGACAAGATTCATCCACAACAGGAAGCACATTAACAGATGTAGGTGAATTTGCATCACCAATAGATTTTTATTCAATATCACCCGAACCAGCTCTTGAACCCTCAATCAATACTGATACAGCAGATTTTTCTGCTAATCTTGAATTATTAGACTCTAATGTTCAAAAAACTGGTGATAATATTACACTAAAGTATACTGAAAAGGATTGGATTACACAACCATTAGCGTCAAGAGTTGAAAATGTAAACCCATTCAATATGATAGATTTTACTGGTACAATTATTTTGAATCCAGAATCAGATTCATGGGTCAGAAATGTATTTGTTGATGGTGGAACAAGAAGAATTACTGGTGGATTTAATGGGACATTCATTGAAACTATTAAGACATCAAGTGAACCTGATACTCACATTAGATCAAGAAACGTAGAATTTAACGCAAGTGGATTAAGACCTCTAGGAAGACAGTATGCATTCTTTGATGGTACAAGTGGTATTGATGTAGTTCCAAAATTAACAGAGATTACAATGACCTCTGGATCATTTATCATTGGGGAAACTGTGAAGGGATACATTGGATCTTCACATTTATTCAGTGCGAGAGTATACGCACCAAATCATAAAACTGGTCCTGGTGGTTCACCAACAACAACATATAGTTTAAATCCTTATGATAGAAGTGTAGAGCTACCTTCAGTATATTCATCTTCTTCAACTATTTTGAATATTGATGTTAGTTCTTTAGTTGATGAAGTAATAGGTAAGTATTTTGGATTTGTAACTGCTGGAATGACTCTCTTAGGTGAAACAAGTGGATCGCAAGCAACTGTATCAAGTGTAAAGTTAATACCTGATACATTTGGAGATCTTACTGGTTCTTTCTTCTTCAGAGATCCGTTTAGTAATCCACTTCCACCACTTAGATTTACTACAGGAACAAAATCATTTAAACTATCATCAAGTGAGACAAATGCAAAAAGATTGAAAGGTAGTTTAATTATAAGTTCTGCTGAGACAACAT